TTCTATCACCTTTCATAATAAGTTCCAAGTCACACTCAAAAACAGGTTGTCTAACTTCTTTATCAATTTTAAACTTGTTAACGGTTTCTAACTCCAACTCATAGTGAACTCTACTACCCATGTTTGTTGATACAATTCCACTTTGTTTCCATTCCTCTAACAAAGAGTGCATCACATACGGACTACCTTTTGCAATTTGTCTTGCAACATCTTCAGCAGGAAACTCGTCATAAAACAACTTCATAACTTTAGAAACCGATGGGAAATCATCTCTTACTTTACCATTCGTGTCCACCATAGTGTATTTATGTTTGTCTTCTTCAAACGTTAATTGAAACTCATTTTGTTTTTGTGATATTATTTCTCTTATTTCTTTTGCTACTTCTTTTAAATCTATCATTTGAATTCTACGTAATATTTTTCTATGTCTCCTTTTAAATCACAGACATCTTTATCTTTTGGTAGTTTTACCAACTTTACCCTATTGTAAAGTGCCCCACCATTTAGTTTATCATATAAGTTTTTTGCGTCGGTGTAAGCGTCACCATCCAAACAAACTATTATATTCTTTTTAGCTTTAGTGTATAATTTTTCCCAAAGATTATCATTTAGAAACTTTCCTAATAAACAAATTGAGTTATCCAAAAAGAAACTGTCAAACACACCCTCAACTAAGTATATGTCTTTTTTCCAATCAATAAGACTTTCATTAAAAATTAAAAAATCCTTCGAAGCTTCAGGGTTTTTGTACTTCAACTTACTTCGTGGATTCCATGACCTTGAGACAAAAAAATTGAGTTCTCCTTTTTTATCAAACGAGGGAACTACAATTCTTCCGGCATATTCACCTTCCAAACAGAAACCAATTTGATATTTTTCAATGATATAATCGGAAATTCCCCGTTTATGTAGGTAATTTATGGCTTCTTTTCTTGGAATATGAAGTGGGTGAACCTCATCAAACTTTTTGTATTCTTTTGGTAGTACAAGTTTTTTATAAACTTTTTCTTTTTTTTCAAACTCATCAGGTCTGATTAACTTATAGATTTTCTTATCTTTTTTATTTCCAAACTTATCAATAAGTTTTCCTAAGTGTCCGTGAGTTCCGTGTGTTTCACCGCAAGACCAACAATGGTAAACATTTTTTTCTAACGATACTTCTAAATTTCCTTTACCATCCCCCTTATCTAATCCTTTTATTTCGTAGGAACACACGGGGCAGTCATAACCGATTTGACCGTTACTATCGTCGTACTTATGTGGTTCACCCAAAAAACCATCTAATAAATCTTTTAATATATCATAATCCATTAGGTAAAATATAATAAAAAGATTGTAATAATCAAAACTTATTACTTTTTATATAATTTTCTGATGCCCATAATGGTTGTAAATTTTCTAAAGAATTAATAATTTTTGGGTCTTCGTTTTTATCAAAAGAAGATATTGGTCTTATGTGGTCTATATGCCATAAACCATAATTTTCCCAACTCATACCATTTTTAAAATTTTTTTCTAAATGTGTTTTCAATTCTTGAGCACTATAACCCAATATGTTAATAGTGTGGTCTTTTTTTAAAATTTCTAAATGTTTAATTGTCCTATATAACTGAGCCCTCCAAGAATATATATGTTTGTTTTTTTTATAGTAATTTTTATAAAATTCTCTAAGATAATGTTTGTTATTTTGTCTAAATTCTTTTACCCTTTTTCTATGTTCTATTTTTATATTTTCGTAATTTTCTTTAAATTTTTTTGACCTACACATTTTACATTGCTCCCTATAACCATCTTTTCTTCTTTTATGTTTATGAAATTCTGTTAATGGTTTTTCTATTTTACAAATGATACATACTTTACACATACATAGTATAAATATTTATATAACAAAAAACCCACCTTTGAATGGGTGGGTCGTAGTCAAATTATAATAAAATAAATATTATGACACAGCACATTCGTCAATGTTATTTACAATTGAGAAAGTTATAAATTTTCCCTTTTCAGCCTCACTAGGAGATTTGTACCTTATATGAAACACAACGCGCTCTTCATCCAAATTTGCCGGAGTAACCTCTATAAAGAATGATTTTTTTTGTCCAGGTCCAAGTAATTTTTGAGTTACTTGAGGATAAATGTCTACTTCAATAGAACTAACGTCTACATCAATTAATCTTATTCCTGTTTTTGTAATATTTTCTACTACTATTTCTGTTTTGTACACATCTTGTCCTCTTCCTTGTTTATAAACTTGAAAAAATTCACATATGTTCCCATCTACCTTGTACCCATAGTTTTCATCTTTCTCAAGTTTTAAATCAGTTGCCATACCTTGTGGGGTAATTAATTTAATTTTCAAAGGGGCACTTTCTTCTTGTTCTGAAATAACTCGTCTTACAATACGAGATAAATCCGATTCTGTTAATCTTACTATTCTTTTCATATTTATTTTTTTTTAATAATTCATACCCCCTCTATCAGGTCTAATTTTATCTGCAATATCTTTAAAGTTTTGAATAAATAAAGTGGCTAAAGTTGCAAAAGTAACAAGACCACCTACGCTCATAATTTTGTCTGACTTTTTGGTTCTTCTTACTTCTCTTCTAATTTTTCTTCCCGTTCTTCTAAACCATTGAACTAATTTTCTTAACCATTTTGGTTTTCTTCTTGATAATTCCATAATGTAGTTTTCAGCGTCTTCTTCTGTCATATCTGCAAATAAATTATCAACACATGTTTCCATTGCCATATCATCGTTTTCGTCACAATTTTCTATAGCAACCTCTGCTTGCATATTTGTATTTTCATTAACAATTCTTCTAACAAGTCTTGTTAAATCTCCCTCTGTTAATCTTACTATTCTTTTCATATTTATTTTTTTTTTTATTTATTTAATAATAAATATATCTTCAATCCAAAAAAACTTTTTTCCTATATCAATTCTATGAATGATTCTCGAAAATATACTATTCAACAATAATAAATTTAAGGGAATATCAATTAACAAAAAACCCACCTTTGATTGGTAGGTTTTTTGTAGTTTTATAATCTCTTATCTCATTCCATCAAAAAAAATCAATTCTTGTACACAATATAATATATAGTTTGCTTTCTTGCCGTTAGTTTTAACCATTATTCTTTGTTCATAATTAACTCTACCATTAGAGTCCATATTTTCTGTGGCAGTTCCTCCTTTTACTAATTTTTGTATTGCTGTAAATCCAAAAGTTTGACCTGGCTGTACTTCAAAAGGTACTCGTTTATCAAATTTAATTGTCATATTATCGTTCATAGGTACAATATCGTATATTGTAATAGGTAATTGTCCCGCATTTTTAACACCAGTAAATTTAAACTCAATTGTATCTCCAAATTCAACATTAGTATTGCGAGGATTTCTAACCATTAATTGCCCTGTCAACGGTCCTGCATTTCCTTGTTTCAAAACACCAATTGGACCTTGTTCTGAAATAACTCGTCTTACAATACGAGATAAATCCGATTCTGTTAATCTTACTATTCTTTTCATATTTATTTTTTTTTTAGTTATTTAACTATAAATACTTGATTGAAACAAAAAAAATTTATTTTACCAAATTTTTTCTTGTTTCATATAACCAAGAACACAAGTATATGAATCGGCCATATCATAACACTCTTTTTTTAGAGTATTGTTTCTTGTAAGTTGCCATATAATTTGTGGTTCTTTATCCGAAACTTTTTTCCAAATAATTTCTTTTTTATCTACATCTTTTGGTAATCCGCCAAACAATACAAATTTATCTTTATCATTTTTTTGTATTAAATCAGGCCAAGCGTATTTTCTTGAATTATATGTTGATATGTAGTTTGGAACAATTCCCAATACATCGTATATTGATTTTGTAATCATTGAATTATATCTAAGTAGTGTTCCTACCGTCCATATATTATTTGAATTCAATAATGGTTCTTCAATAACAACTTTAGTTATCCCAAGGTTTCTATAATTTTGAAGTTTTTCTTCAAAAGAAACTACTTTCAATAGTAATTCTTGAATTTTATCTACAGTCTTAGGTTTTATTATTGGTGAAAAATGTGTTAATTCTAATAATTCTTTTGATTGAATATCAAATAATGACCACCCGATAGTTTTTGTCGATATATCTAATCCAAGAACTTTTGGTGAGTTCTTTAAATCTGATTTTGTTCCCATATAAAATTAAAAATCGTACTTAATAGGATACTGTTGTACACCTTGTCTTTTTTCGGGTGATTGTATCTTAGAAATAACCATAAGTTCTTTGTTTGCATTGTAAAGTGCAACTTCAGTGACATAAGGGGGGGTTGTTCCGTCCCAAGTTGGGTTAGATGAATCGAAAAATTGTGTTTGACCCAAATTACATAAGAAGTTCATAACATATATTGTGGCTTGAATATCTGTTTCAATCGTTCCAAAAAAGAAGAATTCACCACCAAAATTTAAGGTTATTCCTGTTTGATTTAATACAGGTAATGTTATATAATCATTAAGGTCATATATTGGTGCGGTGTCATACATATTTTTGGTTAATTGTAAAGTTGTTCCCGTTAAACCAGTTACTGTTAAATAACCGCCAAGTGTTGTTGCCGATAATTGTGATGTCACGTCAATTTCTCTCCACTGTGTTACATCGGGTCTTGTTGTTGCCGTTGTAACTTTTTGGGCTAATAACTTTATTTCATTTGCGGTAAATCCTGATGGTAATCCAACTGAAGGTACTTGTAAAAATGGAAACTCATTTCCGAATCTAACAAGAATATCAGATGCTCCTGGTAATAAACTTTGGTCGTTTCCTGTGATTGTTTGGTAGTAATTGCAATGAAGTGAATTTGTGAATGCAGAATTATTAAATCTATAAGTTAAAAATAATGTTTCAGTATTTCCTGTTAATAATCCTTGTGTTCCTCCAAGTACTCCACTGAATGTATTTGGAGTTACTAATCCCAATTTAGGTGCCGGTAAAGTCCAACTTCTATTTGACTTATAGTTAAGCGCTGCAACAATTTCATCATCATCAAAAACAATAATTTTTAAGTCAGGAAACACTTTACCAATTCTATTAGGGATTCCATTTGTATTTGGGTGAGTATCCCAAAGATGATAATATCTTAAACCAGGAGCATTAAAGTTTATACTTTTTCTAGACTCAATGTAATGTGGGGTAAATAAATTTAAGTTAGTGAATCCCGATGGGTCTGTGTAAAATACTTCACCTGTAGTCCCACTTGGGTTTTTGTGCCACATTAACCACGGTATGGAAAGTTTAAAGTTTCTTGCTTGACCTGTATTTCCCGGATTATTTGCATCATAATCTTGCATCGCAAACTTTTCACCATAATAGTTATCAATTGCCTGATTAGTATAATGAACAATCGCAATGGCTTTTTGTTCAGATGGTTTTAAAGTTATTTTTTCAGAAAATGAATTATAAAAATATACCGAATCCGTATCTGTTTGACCGCTATCGGAGTAATAACCTAAATATTCTTTGGACCCCGTATATCCTGTTGATGCGAATTGATTAAAATCTTGGTTTACAGTATCAAAGATACCGGCCGGTGATTCTGTCCAAGGAATGTTCATATTCCAAACTTTAACATCATTTTGTGAAACATCACAATTAGTTTCAAAATTGAATACATTTGGATGCCAGTAAGGTTCGGGAGTAAAAGAATCGTAGATTACTGTCATACCTGATGGATAAAAAACAACTCTTGAGTCGCCAGTATAACCCATTCCACTAAAATTTGGTAATTGTCTATCAACTTGTATATTTACGGTTGTTGCTGTGGATGTGTCACCTGTTACACCAACCACAACGTAACTAAAAATTGGTGCAGCCCCCGTAAACGGTTGTATGTTATTTGTACCATATAAAAATAAAAACATCCCATTTGTTACTGTACCTGATACTGTTTGGTCGAGACTTGAATAGGTTAGTGTTAGTACATTTCCTGAAGTTACCGCAGAATTTGAAACAATAAAATTAGGATTAATAGTATAGGCGGTTGATGTGTAAGCACTAAAAACAACGGGTGAACCTGTTGACCCCGTAAAAAATCCACGAGGAGCTGCACTATTAAATACATTATCTATGTAAGAAGCATCAAATGGTACTCCTAATGTGCTTCCTGATGTTGAGTCCACAAACAATGGGTATTTAACATGCATTCTATTCTTTTCAGGTATTGGTGCTAAATTTTGTGCGTTGTATTGAGGCATCAAAACGTTTAATTGTACATAATCTGTGTTACTTGTACAATTATAACATACTTCACTATCACCAACCTCAAAATAGGAAATATCAAATTTACCTTGCGATATTTTTTTTCTGGCTGCGTCAGTGATTATGGTGTTAATTAACGCTGAGGTATTTTTGATTATATATGACATATTTTATAAATATATTTTTTATAAATTTATTTTAAGACAATCCTATTTTTTGTAAAGGCATTGTTTTGGGTGACCCATTTACACTTATACCAACACAAGTTGCGGGAGTTATTGTTACATTAGTTAATGAAACGGAATCTAAAATGTATCCTTCCAATTGACATCCTGCGTATTCCATTGTAGGTGTATCGATAAATTGAGTAATAGTACCATTTATAATTCCTCCTGATGAAATTGTGGCAGTATAAGTGTTTGTGTAAGAACTAAAGTTAATAAATGATGTAAAACAAGATGGTCTACTTATACTACTTGTTGTTATAACCGAATTCACAGGTGAACTTAACGTTGCATTTCCTGATGTTGTTGCAGTTATTGAATTTGTAATTACCGGTATATTTGTTTGGAAAGTTTTTCCTGTAAATCCAACAGCAGTATTAATTGTGAAATTTACAGTTCGACCTGCTGGTAATGTTGGTGTTACATTTATTTGATAATACCAAGTTTTTGTTACTGTTGTTCCAACATTTACTTGGTTTGCCAAAGGTGTTAGACTTAAATTTAAAACATAATTAGTAAACGAGTTTTGTGGTGTCAAAGTAACCGATTGTGATGTTACAGTGTTGTTAGTATCTTTTATGTAAATTGTGTAGTTTCCTGCTGCTAAACCTAAAAATACGTTAGACACTTGGTAATTAACTCCATTAATAGAATATGTATATGATGGGACACCTCCAAAACCTGTAACATTTATTACACCATTACTTGTATTTGAGCAAGTTGGTTGTGTTGTTGTAACCGAAAGTGTAAGTGGTGGTGTTGTACAAACACCTGTAGTCACAACTATTGTTCCTTGATAAGTACCCAATAAAGACCAATTTCCTGTTGGTGGTGTTGTCGGTTGAAGTAATGCTGGAACCCCAGAATTAGTCCACCCACTGATTTCCCATCTAGTATTTCCTGTATTGTAATACATTGTTGTTGTTGAGCTAGTCCAAGATGGGTATCCGTTTATTGTTGAACCACTTGAATAGGTTGTCAAGTAAGTTGTGTTTGGTAAAGGTGTGTATTCAAAACAAAGATTTTGTGGGTACACGGGGGCAGGAACTGGTGGTGGTAAACAATCTGAACAAGTATCAAAAGGACCTGTAGAAACCACAGCAAAATTATTAACATAGGATTGTCCCGTATATAATGTTTGACCACTATGTGTCCAACAACCTGTTTGTGTTGTTAAACTATAAACTTTATTATCAACAAAAGTTGATGGTAAATTTGCAACATAATAAACAAAATTTCCCGAGTTTTGACAATCTTCGAATTGTTCTAAATAAAAACTATCATAGTCAACGGTGCAAGTTGTTCTTCCTGTAAAATCACCATAATAATCAATTACCGTTGCTGTGTAATCACCAGGTAGTAGGTTTGTTATTAATGAACCTTGAGCTCCGTTACTCCACGAAATGTTATAGGGTGGTGTGCCACCTGTAACATAAAGGGTTATAAGACCATTTGTGGAATTAGGTGTTGATGCATTAATGCTATCACAATCCAACCCTAATGGTAGGAGTGTTATTATATTACAACTATTTCCACTTAAAAGTCCCATATTAGAATGTTGCTCCGCTTAATCTTTTCCAACCTGTGTTGTCTTTATAGTAAAAGTATGTGTCATCCCATAATAGTGAACCTGGTTGCCCCAACGTATCTAAACTACTTGTTGGTGTTCCTGAAAGGGCTAAAACAATATTTGGCACATAGGTAGTGTCTGATGCTGTTGCACTAATTCCTGTACCTCCGAGAACAACACTTCTTGAACCCGTCACAGAATTTAGTTCACCTCCAACTATTACTGAACTAAAAGATTGTACAGTATTACCTGAACCTCCGATAATTGAGGAATCATATACGGGGTCACTAGGTGACAATCCTGTTATAGTATTACTTTCTCCTCCTAAAATTGTTGAATTTTGAGTTGTCCCTGATTGAGTTAAATTGTCGATACCTCCTAAAATTGCCCCTTGTTCGTTATTAACGGTACTTTGTGTTCCAAACACAAAAGATGTTTGCCCATTAATTATATTGTCAGTTCCTCCTGCGAAAGAAAAGTCTGAATATATTTCATTACTATTACCAGCAACAATTGAAGAAGCTCCTTCCAATTTATTAGAATCTCCAAAAGAAACTGAACTAGTCCCGTAAACATTATTTGAAGTACCAAACGCAGTTGAGGCGTTTCCAAAAGCTTTATTTCCTTTATTGGCTGTAAATGAATTCCAACCCAAAGAAAAATTGCCCTGTCCTGAAGCAAATGAATTAGTTCCAATGGCTCCTGAAGCAAAACCTTTAACTCCAGCACTTCTACCACCCGCAGTTTGGTTACCTCCCCATGTATTAGGAATACTTGTATCCCCAATGTATAAATCATTTGTGGCGGATAAACCAGTATCGTATAAATAAACTAAAGTTTGACCCGCAGTAAAAGTACTTCCTGAAACTTTTTTAAAATCATCAGTTAATGAACCTCCAAATGGTGAGTCGTGAATCCATATAAATAAATCTGAAGTAAAGTTTGCACTAACATTACCATATGTACTACTTAAATATAAAACACCTGAAGTTAAACCTGTTGCTAAATATGCAGTGTTAGTTCCTGTTCTTGTGTTTGTACCCTCACTATGTGAATTTAAACCAAATGCTTTAGTATTAGACCCTTCGGCGTGTGAAGTATTTCCAGAAGCGATTGTGTCGACCCCTTCTGCGTGACTGTAGTCGTTTAGTGCCTGAACGCCACTACCAAAAGCAAAAGATAATGTTCCTTGAGCATCAGAACCTGTAGATTGTACTCTATTATGTACTGTTATTTCATTAAGACATGCGTGAATATTATTTGTGTAAAAACTTGTAATACAATTTCCTGAACCACCTGTAAATGGTGTTGTAAGACCCGAAACTGTAAAAGTTCCACCTGTACTATTTGTAAATGTAATTGTTCCTCCTGAAGAAACCGCAGTTCCCCCCGTTAAATATACGTCAGGTGAACCTCCAAACAAAGGTACCAACTGACTTAACGATGCCTTATATGATGAACCACTAGCACTTTGTGACGTATCACCTGTTATTACAATATGTATAAGGTCATTAAGTGATGCCCCTGTGGCTAATGTCCTTGATGTTAAAGTTGCCATTTTTTTATTTTATATATATCATAGTTTATTGAAAGTCGTATGGTATTCCGTCTTGGAATTCAAAACATATTAAATCTTCAAATTGTTTATATGTGCAAAAACTATCTGAACAGAATTCACATCCATTTGCATCTATTATTTTAATAACATAACTGTTCATTACTTCAAAGGAAACAGGTAAGGTAAATGAATATGGTACGGTAGTAATTGTATCAATATATTGACAAGTACCATATATACCACATTCATCACAAACCCATACGTCATATGGACTTGTACCTGAAGTTATTGTATTTATTGTGACAATTGTTGGCATTTTAACAAACTCCGTTTACTGTGCAAAACTCAGTGATTACACCACTATTATTAACACTATAAATTTTATTTCCGTATCTTATATAGTCAACTGTTAACGGATATAACAATGACGAATTACTATACACAGTCACTCCTGTTTGTATTTGATTAACCGATGGATGTGTATAGAATATTGTTTGAAGACCAAAGTTAGTTAATTGACATCCAGGACAATTAACCGAATATGCTCCACTTCCTATCCATTCGTTAAATGTCCCAACAAGTGGTTCAACTTGTAAACACTCTGTACAGTCAACATATGTTGTTGCGGTTGTTGCCGTGAATCTATTTTCATTTACCACAATATAACCTGAAGGTGGAACATAATTTATAAAGTTTCCAACATAACTATAACAGTTTCCAGAATAATCTCTTATGACTTCTCCCGAGTCTAAGTTAGTTGGCGGATTTGCCGTTTGTGTAATCATAGATGTTGTTGTACAAGATGTGAACACAAAGTAAGTTCCAGGGGCAAACGTAGGTGTTGGTGTTGGTGTCGGAGTAGGTGTTGGTGTCGGAGTAGGTGTTGGTGTCGGAGTTGGGGTAGGCGCCGGACAAACAGTACATCCCGTATATGCAGAAACAACAAGTTTAACGGTTGCGTTTGGACTAGCGGTTGTATCTTGTACGTAAGTTGCGCATTTCAATTGGTCATTAATAACCCTTAAAAATGTTTGTCCCGTTGTGATTGGTGTTCCTGATATATCTAAAGAACCTGAAACATAATAAGTCACATTTTCATTACAATCTCTTAATTCCTTAACTCTAAAACATACAAAGTTTCCATCATCTATTGTAAATGTTACCGTTTCGCCTGTTAAATTAATTGTCGGTGTAGGTGTTGGAGTAGGTGTTGGTGTTGGTGTAGGAGTTGGTGTTGTTCCACTAACCGTGATATCTACAGTAAATCCGGAACAAATATCAGGTGTTGGTGATGGAGTAGGTGTTGGTGTAGGGGTGGGTGTTGGTGTAGGGGTTGGGGTGGGTGTTGGAGTTACACATAGTATGTCGGCTTCAAAATCAAATATGTCACAAACGGGTGTCGGAGTTGGTGTTGGTGTATCGCAATCACCATCATAAAATAAATCTGTGTATAAATTTGGACAGGTTGATAGTGTTGGGTCTTGACCAAAGAAATAACAATTTGTTCCTGCGGCAGTACCTAAACACCATTTTGTAGGTCCTTTATAAATGTATCCCGGTTGAGTTCCTCCTGTGAAAAATGGTAACTGATTGTAACTACCCGCCACAACATAACTACCACTATAAGCTGAAAAATTTACATCATTAATTTGAACACAATAAACGTTAGAACAACATTCTCCTGTCGCACAAAATGATGATGAACAACCCGACATTTGTTGGGTATAAATTCCATCAGGTAATATACTTGTTGCCGTAAATCCTGAAGTGAATGCAGATACAATTGTATAACAACCTGGTACAACAACAGAATCATAAGTAATAGAAAAAACGGTTGTTACCGCAGATGTGGCTCCTGTCCAATTTGACTCGTCGGTATAATATTGTAATCCAGGATAACAACAGCTTTGTAAAAGTATATTTGCCATTAAAAAACTAACTTTATAATATAAATAAGCACATGTTTATTTTATTTACAAATCAAGGTCTATTTCTTCAGGAACATAGTTATAGAAGTGTTTGTAAGCATGAATAAACGCAACATCGGGTTGTTCTTCCATAGGTATTGACCAACCACTTTTATCCCACCAATTTCCTTGATTTTTTGAATCGTATTCTGCCCAATCATCCCAAACACCACTTGTGTAACCAAAAAATTGAAAAAGAAATGAAAGTGTTGCATCACACCACTCAATTGGTCTTGTGTCCAACTTATAGATTTGTTTCCACGGAACTTCATTCAATCTGTGATATATTTCTATAAATTTTTCACGATTGAATATTGCGCCCCCACAAGCACCATAACCTTCTAATGAGCCAATCTCACTCCAATAATGTCGTGATTCGTCTGTTATATTAAATTTGTTTTTTAAATATTTGTAAAGTTCAGGTGTATACATAGGCCCATTTGCCCCCGCAATATCAAAAGTCGGTGGTTTTGTTATTTCACATTTACACCAAACATCATCTTCGTAATGTATTACCCAATCAACGTCTTTTAATGTTGTCACACAAGCATCATAAATTCTTCTTAACCAATCTAAAGGTCCGTTTTCACTTGAAAAAACCCTACCCGAGTGAGAATGATTTAAGCCTTGTTGTTCAATCCAATTATAATCACAATTAAATTTTTTTGCAACGGGTTCTAATATTTTAGAACCATCTTCATATAATGCGATTGGAATTTTTGGATAAATATTTCTTAATTGTTCCAATGCTTTGTAACAAGCAACAAGTTTATGTCCTGATTGATAAAATGCACCTATTTTCATATTTCACCTGTTATTTGTTTCACCCACCCATTATCTTTGTGGTGTAACCATATTGACCAAGATTTTGCAGAGTCATCAACCATAAAAGTTCTTTTAATTTGAACATAATCACCTTTGACGGAGTAACAAGTCTTTAGTTCTTCTTCATCGGCATCTTGTCTGAATATTTCCCCACCGAATTCATCTAAAAACGACACCGCCCAAAAATCATAATCATCCACTGGCGCCTCAATTCTTGGTACAACTATGTTGTATGTAAATTTATTTAGTTTTGTTTCAAACCAATTTGTATCATCATTTATTGGTGGGTCAGTTCCTTTTAATGTTTCTGGGTGTAATCTTCTTTTTTTAAAATCAATTCCAGCATATAACTCATAGTCCCTATGAGACCTCACATCACCTAAACCAAATTCACCTAAATCAATATTGTTATCTTCTTCTTGTAACATATGTCTTAACCTAACTAAACCTTCTGAATTAATTACGTGCCATTCTTTTTCAATCAAACCTTTTTTTACGTTTTCGTCGTTGAAATCGTCCCAATGTTTTGTTCTACCTATTCTTGTATATTCATGCCAAACAACTGTCTTGTGAGGGTGAAATAAATCATAACCTAACGTATAAGACCTAATTGATAAACTTATTTCATCTCCTGCAAAATATATATTTGGGTCGTATTTATACTCTTCACAATGTTTTCCTAATGTAAAAAAGAAATGTCCGCTAACAAATCTTGCGGGTATTGGTTTTTCTAATTTTTGCCAATTTGGTATTTGTTCAGGGTAAAAGAAAATTGTACCATATTCTGAAAACTTTCTAGCAACACATTTATATGGTTCTTCGTTTAATAATTTATTAATTTTTGGGTCATACATTCCTGCGTATGCGGTAATTATTGGTTTTTCAACACCAGTCAATTTCATCATTTCAATTAACTCAACATCCCAATCTTGTAAAAAACGGTGATGTGAATCTAATTGCATTGTGTATTCTTCACCCTTCCATAGTTTTTGAATAAGACTTCTAGCCCAACATAAACCTTTACTTTTGGTCCAGTGATAGTCTAAAATTGTGAACCTTTCGTCGTTTTGAAACTCTTCTAACGATTCGTTTTCGTCTCTTTGCCAACAAATCCCAAAGGTTAAGTTTTGTGGATACTTAGCCTTACTTATACAATCTCTGATTGTTGGTACTAACTCGGGGTCGCGATACGATGCGATTTGTACAAAAATTTTCATTGATTTTTATTTTTAAAATAAATTACTATAAAAAAAAGTGAATTAATAAATTTTGTTAAGTACGAAAAATTCGCTATAGATAAAGTTTGCCGAATTCGTTGAGTTAAACTGAGCAGTAATATCCAAGGTATTTGTGGAAGTCGTATCAAAAGTTGTGTTGTTTAAAGTTGTAAATCCAATAGCAGAAAAATTAGAAGATGCGTTCCCTATAAATGTAAAAAAACCTGATGTCAGAATAGATGCATTTGTAGTTGTTCCTGTAGCTCTTATTGTAAACCCAACATCAAAATTGTAGTGAGAGCTTGTAATACCTGGCATACTTATAGCTCCTGTGGTTGCCAATATTACACTTCCTGATTTTATTTTTAATGTAAGAGTGTCTGAGTTATGAGACCCAAGGTCGCCGTATAATTTTATTGAAAAAGAGTCTCCAACACTAAAACCGTTAGCGGGAACTGATAATGTACCCTTACCAGACCCCAAAAGAGAAAACTCAGAAGTGGTGCCCGATATTGTATCACTTGTACCTGTTTGTGAAAAAAGACCATAAACGTAAGGATAAGCACTTACGGGCGAAGTACCTGACGAACCTGATGTTCCATTAGTACCATTAGTACCTGAAGTTCCGTTTGTGCCTGATGTCCCATTTGTTCCACTACTACCTGATGACCCACTTGTCCCACTACTACCTGAAGTTCCAGCAATTGATGCTGTTATCGCACTAAAAGGTACAGCCTCAGTTCTACCACTTGTTATTGGGTTGTAATTAACAATAACTAATAATGAATTGGCGTATCCTGTGGTGGCTGCGGGTAAGGAGGATATCGGTAAATCTGGCATAGTTTTTTATAGATAAATAGTTATTAAGTTATTTTGATTCTAAAACCATCCTCTTGAAGAATGTAGAATCCATCTTCTTGTAATAAATAACTTCCACAATCGACTCTTAACTCCCTAATACAACCATCTGCTGTTATTACTTTTATGTAAATAACATCTTCGTTAGGGAAAAAATTTGATGAATTAATTACAACGTTTGGTGGGATAGAAGTTACTCCCGAAACATAAAAACAAGACACGTTCGTGGGGTCGCAGATATAAACATCATATGGACTTGTACCGCTTGTAACTCCTGTTATTTCTATTGTCATAATTTAACAAGTTAATAGTTCAAATGTTTCACAACCATTACTATCAATCGCTTTAATTATTAAAGACGTAGCCCCACTATAGTAGGTTGATAGTACGTAGGTTGTTAGAGTTGTTCCGAGTAAAGAACAGTTGTTACCATTTTGGTCACAAACATAATAATTGACGGGTGGAGTACCGCCAGTTAAACCCGTTATGTCTACAGAATAAGGCATCTATGTATAACAGGTTACGTCGTACTCTATTGTTAATTCCAAAGTAAAATTGGCATCGGAAAGTGGGTCGTAATCACCTTCACAATTTGATTCGATGTGGATTGTATTATCGGTTAAACTTATTGTGTAAAGACTTATATCGGTAATTCCACTTAAGACTCCTTCTATTGTTGATTGCCATAGTGTATCCTGTGGAACGTCATTTAGTGTTGTTGCGGTATAGAATGGTTGTGTAAAACCTGAACCATTTATATCTAACTCAAGTATGAATTCAGCAGTATTTAAACTACAACCCGTATAACCACTTGTGACATCAATATATCCTTCATTTAACATTTCTAAAAACCCTCTTTTTGCGCCAACTGTCGTAGTAAACACATCGTTACATAATGTAACAACAGAATATGTTGTTACATTATTTCCTGAACACGTAATTGTAAAATTGTGAGTTTGTGAACAACCACTACTATCTATAACTTCAACCGAGTAAGTACCAGCAGTTAATCCTGAAATAGTGGAGCCTGTTTGTCCTGACGGTACGTTAGTAGACCAATCATAAGTAAATGTTGGTTCACCAGCGTAAATTAAAACTTCGGCAGCCCCATTTTGTCCATTATAACATTGTGTTGTAGAAATTGAGGATTGCAAACTACCCCCTGTGGATATTGTTACCCTTTCTTCAATTTGACACCCGTCTCCATCAACTATAGTGAGTGTATAACTACCTGCTACCAAATTATTAAAAGTGTAGGCTGTTGCCGATGTATCAATCACAGACTGACCATCACTTAATATATAATCTAATGGTAATGTATATCCTGAACTTACTTCAACATATAATATACCATCATTTTGTGAACAGGTCGAACCTGTTGTAGACGTTGTTGCACTAAACTTATCTGTTGATGCGATTGTAAATAATGTCGTATATTCACAATTAGTTCCTGTGGCCGATATTGTTAAACTATACGTATCATTTGTCAAACCTGAAAATGAACTTGTAGTACTTTGTGTTGTGTTGGTGTAAACAAATCCGTTTGTTTGTCCTGACAAAGTGTAAGTATAGAAATTGTTTGAACCTTGAAGAGAAATTGAAATTGCTCCTAATTGTTGGCTACAACTTGAATTTGTTATTTGTGTATCAACAACAAAAAATGAATTTGTTGCATTTATAAATGCACTTATTGTTTCTTTACAAAAATTACCATCAGTTATTTCTAAGTTATAGTTTCCACTAGATAAACCTGATAAAGTCAAAGTATTACTCAATGTATACCCAACTTGTGAGGTACTTGCAGAATAATAGTACGGAACACTACCTCCCGTTATTGTAAACGTTATACTACCATCTGATGAAAAACACGTAGGATTAACTGCGGTTGCTATTCCAAGACCTAATGGGTCAGCTTGACCTATTGTTTCACTTTTTGTTGTTACACAACCATTCGCGTCCGTAACCGTACAAGTGTAAACCCCTAAAGTAAGACCTGTTATTGTTTGTCCTGTTTCACCATTACTCCAATGATAACTATATGGTGGTGTTCCTGTAACCCCTGTTATGGATAATTTACCTTGGTTAATAACACAAGTTGATGTGTTCACTTTCCAAAACCCAAAATCCAAAGAACTACTTCCTGAAATTATTGCATTAGCCGTTGTTGCAGTAGTAAGACCATAATCAACAACTTCAACAAAGTAAGTATCCGCAGAAAGATTTGTAAAAGTATATGGAAAAATAGTTGTTGTTTGTGATTGTAATGTTGACCCACTATTTTTTAAAAACAAAGTATAGGGTGATGATTGTGAATTTGCACTTACAGTTAAAGTTCCGTTATTTTCACCACAATTTGTCCCTGTGACTTCAATTATATCGGTATAAAAACATCCTGTTATTATTACATTTATGTACAATTCATTATTTTCATAACCCAAGGAGTCGTTCAATCTAAAAACATAAGTATCGGCCGTTAAACCTGTAAATGTTATTGGTGATGATGAAGTTTGAGCACTTATTCCTCCCGGTATTACGTTATCGATTGTATAAGGTGGAATTCCTCCGTAGGATGAAAATGTAACTGAACCTGTTGGGTCGGAACAAACACCGGTCACAGAAAAAGACAACCCCAAAGGTTGTTCTTCACAAGTAGGACTACAAGAACTTGTTTCGTCAATGTATATACCAAAAGAAGACCCTGAAAACGCGCCGTCCAAACAAATACTTTCACCCAAAGACGCACCTGTTCTTGTGACGCCACAACAATCAACGTAAGAATAAACACCGTCTGTTAATCCTGTATAACAAGCCATTAATTACAATTTATACTAAGGTTTATTCCTATATTTAGGTATAGTTTTTTATTTGTGAAGTCATCGTAACAAGTAGAATTACTAATAACCAAAGTTTTACCCGCAAAATAATAATTCAACCCATGATTATATAAACCAACCAATTCATTATTAATCGCATCAGATATTTGAACAAATGTTGGTGTGTCGTAAAATCCATAACCCGTATAGAATTGTTCTTGGACTAATATTGTATTATCTAATCTACAATCTATAAACCAGTCTGAAACAATACTTGTTAAATCACAATTTGATTGTGTGTAACCACTTTGAGCGATTACCGAGTTTAAAACTTGAGTTAAATAAGTTTGTGGACTTTGTATATTTAAACCACAAGATAAAGTTTGGTCAATACAATCATATCCAAATAATTGACCGTCGAACGTACACGGAACACATTCTACAGGAATAAATTGACAACCTCTTTGTCTTCTCCAAACAAATTTTTGTCTATGAAAAATTGAATTTTCCATTTTTTGACCTGTAAGCCAAAGTGTTGTTGCTGGAACCAATTGTTCTAATAATCTTTGCCAATAATCACCAATACCTAAGGTATAATCAATCATTTTTTGATATGTAAATTGATTAGAAGGTATTCCTACGGTTTGTTGAGACTGAAGATATTTCCAATATATTGATTGAAGTGTTGGGTATCCGCCAGTTTTACCGTCAAATATTGTTTGTCTGTTACGCACATTAATCATATTCATAAAAAATGATTGGGCAAATTCAAAGAAGGTTTTTTCTTTTGGTTTTGGATTTACAAATGTCCAATCAATAGCTCCCGGATATGGATAAGGTGAGGTTAATCCTGAGTTTGGAATTGGATAGTCGTATTTAACACACATGTCCCAAACATCATATACTAAACCTTGTCCCATATTGATATTTAATTCGATGTTTTTTGAATTTATAATTTGTTTATCACTTGTAACTGTATAATCTACACCATTAAAATTTGAATTATTTTTTCTATTTCCTATATCATCTACAGACCAAGATTTTTGGTTGTCAAATATTTTTGTTATTGTATAACCTTCATTTAAAAAAGGAAATTTTGTGAACCTATCCAAATATTCTTGACCAAAAGATGGTGGTTGTAGTTGTGTAACAACACTAGGTATATTTTGATTCAATTGTGAGTTTTCCAAATCAACTACTTGCGGAGCCCTATGTTTTGGACTCGACTCAAACCATCCTGAACCTTTTTGGAAGAAAAAGTCATCGGATTGTTGCGGAGCTTTTGGGTATCCATCGTTTGATATACCATAATCATTCAACGTAGTTGTTACGGTTTCAACATTTCCATCGGTTGTAAAACCTGTGTAAGTAACTCCATGTACCGAAAAAGTATTTGTTGGGTCTAGAGCCGGTCTTTCAACATATACTGTGCCTCCACTAATTTTGGCATAGTTTTCTTTGAATTGCTCGACATTAATTTTTGAATCTACTAAATAAACAACTTCATTAAATTCTGTAATGGCCTCAGGAGCACCAATAAGTCTCATTATATATTCTAAAGAATTTCTTGTTCCTTTAGATTTAAACATATATGCCGAGTTTAATATCACATTTCTATAATATTGATAATTCAACTCTGAAGGGGTTTGGTTTTGAGCCTGTCCTGTATATATTTTGTTTGTTGGAGTACTAAATACCGCTTCTAATAATTGGTCATTGTTTATTGGTGAAATATTTGTATTAACCCCAAGTGTTTGTGCTAAATTTACTAAAAGTTGTGAAGGTATGTCATTTCCAACAACATAGTTTACTGAGTTCATATTCGCAAGAGCGTCTATAAACTTTTTAACTTCGTCAAAACTTCTACCATATATTTGCAAGATTTTTTCCATTCTTTGGTCTTGCGTGTCAAAGTCTTTGAGGGAACCTGTTGTTAAAAATCTTGATATTAAATTTGTTTTATAATCATCCAAAAATGTTGCAATACTACTTAATTTTTCTAAATATGTGTCAAACTGAGACGACACAATATCCAAATTCCAACTACCATCTAAAAACCAAGTTACACTTTCAATTTTTAAAGTATATTCTCCGTTTGAATCATAATAAGGATATTGAAATGTTGATGTATACTTTGGTTGGGTATTTCTATTTAAAATAAAATCTTCAACTTCATCAAATTCATCTTGGAATATTTCAGCGGTTTTTTGTGTGTTTGGTTTTATAATTAAATTGTCTGTTGATGCGGTTGCACCTGAAAATGGATTACCAACTACTGTCATAGTGATTGTTCCTGCAGTAAGTGTTTGTGATGGTATGAAATCCACTAACGGATATTCTGTAGTTACACTAGAAAAATATAAACTGTAAAACTGAAAATTACTTGTTATATCTCTAAAGTTTGATGTTCTAATTGGCCTGACTAATAAATTTCTTTTGGCGTTTGATGAGTAATCAATATCAAATGGGTTTACAATCCAAGGAACATTAACATCAAAAGTTGTTAAATTCTCTATCGGGTCAAAAGTAATGTTTATGGCCGTATATCCTGATGTGAGTGAGAGCGTTTTACTTCTAACGTCTAATGCTGCTGGAAAATTACTTATAATTTTTGTAATCGAAGCAGACAATCTTTTTTGTAAAGAACCATAAAGAGTAAAACTAGTAATCTGTGAAATATCAAAATTTGGATATACCGCAAAGTTTTTTTGAATTATTTTTTTGGTTTGTTCAATGTCTTCAATATTTAGATTTTCTAAATTGTAAAGTTGTGAAAAAACACCTAAATCAAAATTTCTATTTACCTTTTCGTATATGGCGGTTGTAAATTGAAAATTTCCCTGTGTTAGTCCACCACCAGTGACCAACTGAAATCCAACTATGTTGTTAAACGCAGTTGAACTACCTACAGGAGGTGCTGGTGGGTATTTGAAAATTTGTTTAGCCATTACTCAATTATGTTAGTAAAGTTTTTACTGTAATCGATATTGTTATTTCTATCTTGTCTAACTTCATAAAGAAGCTCGTTGAATGTATCTCTAATTTCGAATAAATTGTATTGTTTGTATATATTACCTGCAGAATCGTACAATGTGTATATACCATCTTCAATACTTTTAGTTTGATTTCCATACAGAGCAATTGCCAAAGTGTCAATATCGTATTCGGCCATTTGTATGTCTATTGTAATTGGATTAAAAAAAGTATTTGTAATTATAATATTTTGATTTGGTTGCCCAATAAAAGGTACTGCATTTGGCTTGTTGGATGGTGATGAAGATGGAGTCAAAGTACAAAAAATTAAATCTGTTGGGTTGTCAACGTATCTATATCTGATTGCTTTTTGTGACGTATTTACTTGTTCTGTAACAACAGGTTCACAATAAAATGATGATGTTACAATTCTATAAAAATTTGGTATTTTAGAACCGTCGGAATTCAAATATTCGACTCTAAATCCAACAAGTCCTTGTGTAACAAACTTGTTTCTATATTGTGAAGGAACACCATTGATGTCAATTATTATCCCTTTGACATTTGGTAATGCAGACAAAACACCACAATCAGTTATTGTTGTTCTTATTTCGGCAGGCCTAATCATTAAAGTATATATTCCTAACTTACTAAATTCAGTAGCAGGTAATTTAAGATTATATAGTCCGCCTAAGATTTCTACATTGTTATTTCCACCTGTATTTGAATTATGAAAATACGGTGTTAATATGTTTGCGGTATTTAATTTTTTTAATAAAAAATTATCAGTTACATCTCTTGAAGTTGTATAATGTAAAATAATTTCAACATCTTCTGGAGATACATCAGCGGGTCTTGTTATTCCATATGTGCCAAGTGCCATTCTTTTATTCTATAAATAGTTTATGTCTTTTTTTATGTTTCATTAATTTTATAATAACCATACCCGTATCTAACCATGTCACCTATATTATCAACTTCATTTAATCTTTGTAAAGGTTCAAATGCGGTATATTTACCTCTTTCAATATAAACATTACTTTGAACTTCCGGGTCCATAACAAAATCTAATAGGTATTCATTTTTTGTTATTGCAGAAAATAATAAGTCATTTTGAGTAAATCCTGAACTTTGTAATAAATAAAGTGTTTGACCATTTGAAAAATCATAATATGTTATGTCATTAATTGTGTATGAAGTAAATGTAGGGGTAATTGAATTAATTTGACCGTATGGTACACCATTTTTAATGAACGTGTATCCTATTGTGTATGGATTTGGCCCATATCTTTTTACTTCAGTTAATTTTGATTTTGTAAAACCTGAAACAGGGAATGGGACAGTGGTATATGAACTTGATATTTGTGAAGCAACATTGTTTTGCGAATCACCTGTGGCAATAAAATCATAACTAATTGGAATTCCTGACCACATACCCCCCTGAGGTGTAAATGTAAAATTACCTTGTAAATTTGTTATTGTTACACCAGTAAGTGGAACAAAAATAGGTTTTTGAATTACAGTAGTGCCAAAAGTGTTTTGACCCGAAAAGGTTATAGTATATGCGCTTGGAGTTGTTGGGTATAAATGATTAATAGGTTGGTTTGAAACTTGTTGTATTGGACTTCCGTCCCCCCAATCCACAAAATAATTCGAAAGGTTTATAAATGATATTTCAATATCACCTGATGTATTATAAAAATGTACATCATATGGACTTAAAGTGTTTGCAGAAAATAACAAATTTGTTAATACATCTTTTTGTAATAATAATCCGTCAAACTCACTATAAAAACCAATGTCATTCATTGTTTGTGTTAACATTATAGGAATAGTTAGCCCTGTAAGTAATGAAGTTCCACCTGTACCACCACTTAAAATATAAGACATACCTGAATAAACACCAAATGTTTGAAGTCCAGTGTCTCCACTATATGTTTTTGTAAAAATTTCCGATACAATGTTTTCGGGGGATACAACAATTGAGTATTTTTCTGCTTCCATTATGGGTTTCCGTATTCATACCATTTTATGACATTAGTCGTATCGCCAACTCTTAAAAGTGAGGGTGCTTGGTTTTGTTGTGGAATTTCTTTATAAACTTGGTATTCGTAGTTTGTGAAATCTAATTCCACTTTATAATAAAAATATTGTGATTTATTAAAATTAAATTTATTTCCCGCAGAAAATGTTGATTGCGGTTCATTCATAAATCTAACAAATTGACCTGTTTTTGCATTAAAGAACTTTGCAGTCATATAAAATTCTGTTATGTTAATAAAATCTCTTTCTTTCAACCAGTAAATAAAAAACCCTTCCTTATCCGCTCCCGTGTAGTCCAATTTCATTTTTGGTTTTTTTACTTTCACCTGTGTTTGATTATTCAACGGACCTAAAAACCCAACTCTTGTTTGTCCTTGTTGTGTTGGTATTATTACACTAAAATACGCTTTCTGATTTTCGTTTGTTTTGGTGTCGTAAAAATCTAATTTAAAAAAACTTCCTTTAAATGAGTTTGAAAAATAATATAGTTCTGAATCCGTAAAAGTTGCGTTTGCATAATCAACGGACCAATCACTTGAAGTCGCAGCTGTTACTTGTACGGTAGAATCTAAAAAGTAAAAATCGTAGTTTATATCTGTCTTATCGGGGGTTTGTAAATAAGGTTTATTTGCAAACCTTGTGGTTTCAAAATCATCAATACCGTTTATTAAGTCTTGTAATATATCATTTTCAAATTTGACTATTCCATCATTTCTTCCTGCCATATCAAAAGTCATTTCAACAGGTATGTTAATGAATGTATCATTTGGTGTAACACTAAATCTGTAATAATTATTATTCACAATCGTCGTTTATAATTTGTTGATATTCATTAGAGAATGTGTTGTTATTTCTTTGTATTGGGTATTGTAAGAAAATACAATTTAGAAATGGATAATGGGCTCCGTTTATAAATGGATTATTAACACCTATACCGTCACTATCAATAAACCCATACGTATATAAATCTCTCCATAACCATTTATTGTTAAACTCACTAAACCAAGAATAACCTGGTATCCCATCTACAGATTTTTTATCACCATTTTCAACATAATCACTAAAAGCCCTAATTGGTATCGAGTGGTGAGGGTTATATAAATAACCATCAGGATAGTTTTGAGTTCCTGAAGTTTGAAATAATGTGTCATTAAATGAATATTTATGGACCATTTTTGACAAAACATATTCTTTTTGCTCAATATAATTGTATTCGCAAAAATCCCCCAAAATAACATCACCTTCATTTAATATATCATTATAGTAAAAAGTTTGACCATTATAAAAGTAAGATAATGTTGGTATGTTATCTTTATTTAAAGAACTACTGTGATTCCACCACGTATCTATTGAATTTTGTAAAAAGTTAAAATTCCACCCAACGTCAATACCACTTGGTGTTCCATTTTGATTTGGAAAAGGTTTGTTAAACCATCCCATATATCCTCTGTTTACTACAGTAAAAAATAATTCAGTTATTGGTTTTCCATTGTTGTCCATATAAGGGGCAATTTTTATATCTTTGTCAAAGGTAAATGAAAAACTTTGGGTATTATTTTTAATCGAAACTCTTTGTATTTGATTGGGGGTTAGTGCCGAATATTCTAATTTTTTATCAATAGCAAATGGATTGTTTTCAAATCCAATTTTACCAACATTACACTGCTCGTTATTTTTTATTATTTTGTGTAATCTTACATAGTATATCGATTTTGTTTCTGCAGAGTTTGCAGTTTCCGTAATTCTTTTAAGATTTCCATATATACCAGTTTGAACATCAACAGGTGGGTATTTTAAATCATAAATTGTAAAAACTTTTTCCTCTGAATTAATTGTTCCATCACCCAAAGAATAAACTTGAAAAATTGTTCTGTTGTTAATTGGCACCGATAGTTCAACAAAGTCTCCAATTTTTAAGTTGTGAATTGTCCCACAATAAAAATAAACAAGTTGTTTACCGTTGAACTTACCTGTGGTTAAAACATAAGGAATGCCGTCACCAGATAAAAAACCACTATTTGTTACACCAAACTTTTCATCGGTATAGGACATTGTTTGAGCCGTAGTACTGGAAAATGCGTAACTAATATAAAATGACCAATTATATGACGATGCACTTTTAGTAACAAATGGGATGTGCCCTGTAATTCCACTTACTCTTACCATTGTAAATTCATCAAATTGTGGATTTCCTTCCCAAAAATTAGAATTATTTGTAGCGTTTGTTATAGCATTTGTGTAATACAGATAATTTTTAAATGGTGTGTATGAAGTTTTACCGGTAACTACGTTATCAAAAAGATTTGTAATTTTACCAGCGACTCTAAATTTATCACTCGATTGTCTTTCTTGGTCAAAAACAGTTTGTTGATTTACTAAAATACTTCTATCCCCTTCAATTAAATCTCTTCTATCCCCAATTAATGGTGGTTGTATCCAAACATCTCTATCAACACTACCAGCACTTCTTTCAGAACCAAGAACTATTCTTATTTCATTTTGATTACTCATCTTGATTTAAAATGTATAATTTGATGTATCTGTTTATCGCACTTTTACCTTTATTTAATCCATAATAAAAATGATTTGGTCCTCCAACAACATACTGTTGAGGTGTTCCTGCCGGCCAATTAGGATTTGACAATCCTTGTGGAGTCTGATTAAAAATAAATCCTCTTCGTCCCGTAGTTGAAGAATTAAAATATGGTGTTGTTGGTGGTTTAAAACTAAAATTTTGATAGGCTTGTGAGTAAAATCCTCCACTTGGTAATACGTCGGTGTACCAATCATTTTTATCTGAACCAAATATTGTTGTTGTAACATCAGATTTCCATTGGTAAGTTGGTACAACTTGTGTTTTTGGATATCCAAAAAAGTTAGTCAGTGTTGGTGTGAAAGTTTGAATTCCAGGACTTAAAGTCAATCTGTTTACTGTGTTAGAGCTAAAAAATATCCCCATAAGTGCATCTCCCGTACCTAAGTAAAGTTCATTGTCAGAATAGTTATCTTCATCAAATTCTTCTATACCATATTCAGAATTTATTGAAAACATTTGAGCAACGTCACCATCTATTCTATCTTCACTTCTTGAAAACATCCTATTAATTGATGCATCACCTAAACCTAAAACTTGTCCCCAAAAGTTAGAATTTATGAGTCTCGATATAATGAAAAGTTGTAAAATTTCAGAAGTATCATTATATGATGTACTTTTTATTGTTTCAATCATATATCCTTCAAAATTTGGATTTGTACAAATTTCTTTTGTGAATTCATCTCTTGGTCCTAAATCCATAATTGTTGTTGGGAAAAACAAATTACGAACATTCATTCCTTTAAAATTTGCATCTTGCATGTCTTGTCTAGGTTTTTGTCCTATGAAATTAGTTCCATCGTAAACAGCACTTCTATAAAAAAGTGAGTTACTCGTCCCTCTAGTGTAGAAAATTGGACCTTGATATGCTCTTCTTGTACTATCGGGAGTTCCGCAGAACTTATATTTTTTTGGTTGTCCCGTTATACTTAATATTGTTTGTTTTTTTAATGAAAACATGTATAATGTTCCATTTACCCAATTATTTTGAAAAACTTGTGAAAATATTCCACGGCAAGCGGCAAACACCATTCTGAATCTTGATTTCCATTCAAAAAAGTAAACCACATCTTTAGGTATTGATACTATCAATGGGTTATCAACAAACTTATAACAACCTCCTGACATTCTCTTACCGTTAGGATTTTCACTACATGGATTTTGAACCGAAAAAGAAGTTCCTCCTCCTTGATAACATTTTAATACTGTCATATTTTCACAAGTCAAAGAGGCTAATACCGTACTAGATACTTGACTTGGAGTATCTCCTGTAAGGTCCTGAGCATTATTAGTTGTGTCTCCAGGTCCATTAGTTGTGGGAGCCAATGTAACGCCCCCACCTCCATCAATAGTATATATAGAAAAGTTGTCATTTAAAAATAAACTGAAAGAACTGTTACCACTTACCTCAGTTATATCTGAAGTTGGTAATCTATCTGACCTAAATACAATATTTGTTGGGTTTGATACCGTTATATTTGTACTAACGGTTGTGTGGTAGGCCGGTGAGTAAACTCTAGTTGTTGTGTTTGTAGTATTTAAAGGGGTGCCAGGAACTGCGGTTGACGCAATTAATGAACCGCCTTCGATATTACCTTGAGGACTTAAAACACCATTTGTCCATTGGAATGCCAATCTGTTATTTCCAACGCTAGGTTGTATATTAGAATAGACCCCTTGTGGTGATGTAAAATACCCCAAATTAAGAGCATCTGAACTGTAAGCTTTAAATGCACTTTGTGATTTATCGGTCGAGTTATAATAGTATGGACTGTTATTTGTAAATGCCGAAAATAATACAGGGTCAGGAATAAAACCAAATGATGGATGATAAAGAGAAACGTTTGTGTTATTTGAAACCAAATGTGATTCTGGCGTCTTATAATCATTAAACCACAAACCACTACCCGTATTTTGTTGTATTGGTATATTCAGATGATAACTACCCTCAACAAATGGCCCTGTTCCTAAGTTATAACCAAATAGTTTTGATAAATCATATTTTATGTTTTGTTTTTCTGTATATGGGTCAGTTCCTCTTGTTAAGAAAATTACCTCGTAATTTGCAAAATTATCGATAAATTTGATTGGGAATACATAGTCGCACTGTTGAGGTGATAAACCATAACAAAATCTTTGTGTTTTTTTAAATAGGTATTTATTTAGTAGTCCACCTGAAGTGTTTGTCATACCAGAAAACTGTGTTACGGTTCCTCCTGTAATTACTTGGAAGTATTCTACACCGGCAGGAAATTTGTAATCTTTTCCGTCTTCAGAGATTTTTAACTTTAGGTTTGCGGTTTGTTGTGTTCCATTTTGATTTATATAATTCACAGGCACTGTCACTAAACTTGATGCATTATATAAAGTTGTTCCTGTTATAGAGTTAGTATTAAATTGGTTAGCGTTTGTAATACCTGTTAAATTAGGGTCATTAATTTTACTAATGTCTTGAAATGTTAATATTTGTCCAGGAGGTAATCCGTTAAATGTTCCACTATCAACAAACAACATTAATACATTATCGGTAAATGGTTGTGACGCATCAACCGTTACAGTATTTGGAATTGTGTTTCTAACCGTAGTTTGAATGAGGTTTTCTCCATCAAAATATCTTTGTCTTATATTTGCAAGATTTAAAGATTGTGATAAAGTAACATCATTTGCTAAAAATTTTGTCCCTCCTTGAGCCGGAATTTCAGCAATTGGTGTTTTTATTAGTTTATCATCATTATTACCTAAATTTTGAAATTGATATCCTGCCATGGCTTGTGAAACGCCGTTGTTGTATGCTGGTACATCGTTAGAGTTTGCGGCCAATATTGAATTATACGTACTAAAACTGACCGTAGAATTTGTATCACCAAGTGGGCTATTATTTTGTGACGATATTGAACTGTTTGCCGTCTGTGCAAATGAGGATTGTGTAGTGTCTTCTGTTAATGGCTCATCGGTACATGGACAAGCCTCACAATCGGGGTATGACAACATCGGTAATGATATTCTTTTGAAAGGGTTGTCTTTATCGAGAGGTTTAATAGCTTCTTTTTTACAACCACCCTTAGGTCTTGCACCGAATGTTATCGCACTAATAGCCAAACAAATACCGTAAATAACGACGTTAATTAACCAAATTAATAAATTTATTATTATTCTAATTATTGGATATAAGAGCGCCAATACATGTAAAATAATTATTAAAGTTATAAAAGTTGGAGTTATAAGTATTGTTAATAAACTAAAAAGAAAAAATATAAAATCAAAATTTCTCACACCGTCATTAACGGGAAACCTGTTTGTTGTTGTTGTACATCTTCTATCTGTTATTTCTTTAATACCTAAGTGTCGACTTCTATTAAATCCCCATTTCCATCTATCAATAAAATTAGAAATTGTATAAACTTTGTTAAAGTGAAATTCATAAAACTTATCTTGACAATTAACCGCCTCTTGAATCATTTGTTGTCCGATTGTGGTATTAACATCTCCATAGTCGTCCCAATCCAAACTAAAGGCATAAGATTTTAACTGAGCTGTTGGGTCGGTAGGTGTATCCACATTTGCAGTTGTCCAACCCCATTCTTTTATATTAGGAACAAGGTAGTCTGCTCTTAAAACACTTGACCTCATACCATCCTCATTTTGGTATTGAATTCTAAATCTATATTTACCTTTTGTGGGAATACCAACTTTGGGGTCTTGTGATACGACTTGTTCTCCAAATTCATTAGTTGTAACATAATCTAAATTCATAGGGACATTTACCAACCAAGTACCGTTATCATCAATAACTTTTCCTCCTTCAGGTAATGAGTACTGTTCTAATGCAGGTCTACCATTTACATCGTAATTAATTGTTTGTCTTATTGCCAAAATAGTTCCTTGACCTGTTACCAAATCACATAAATTTCCAGAGTCTTTTTTAGGTTTACAATTTGATTTTAAAAAATCTTCTTCACTTGTTGAAAATATAGACCCCATAAAAACCGCTTGAGGGGTAATTTCTATACCCAAATCTCTTAAATCAAAATCAACCCTTGTTATTCCAACATTACAAATATTCTCTTCACCCCAAAAAGATGCTACATCAATATCTTTTTTCTGTCCAACTATTTGTGGTAAAGAATCTAAATCCGTAGATGATTTAAATTTGTCCCCATCGAATTGTTCAGAAGTTCCACGACCCAATCTAATTAAATCTGCAGGTCTAAGAGAAAAACACCCAATGTTTGATAAGTCCAAATCTAATACCGCAGTTTGAATTCCTAATGGAACACCAACAATCATAAAGTCACCACTTTCGTTTGTTTTTACAGTATACTTATAATATTTTTCGTAAATTTCTAATACTTCTTTTCTTTTTAAAACGTCTTCAACATCAGGAAATGTTCCAGTAGCCGTGTGTCCTCCATATTCTTGAACATATGGTAATAAATTGTATCTGAAACCTTCTTCGTTTTTTTGGTCTGGTCTTTTGTATGGGTATAGTGTTGAGATAATTGGGTCATTTTCATCAAAAGCGTCTAAAGGGACAAAAATCGATACGTTTGCATTTGGTACTCCGTAACCACCGTTAACTACAACCCTTCCCGCCACTACACCATAATCTGCACAAAACCTAGTGTACACATCTTCTTGTCTCAATTTTAGAGAAAGTATTTCTAAAAAATCAAAATCTTGAGTTACGTTGATTCTTAAGTTTTGGTCTTTGAGCGGTTGAGCCTTTAGTCTATATGTTTTTGTCATTTATTGTTTTAAAATAAATAGATAATTTAGGTTTTTTATTAAAAACTAATCATCTAAGTAATAAAATAAATGATTTAGTAGAAGTCTACAGTCCTTAATTGTTTAACTCGCACATTAATGTCTCGAGAATCAAATCTAATTTGATATATTTGGTCAGGCTCTGCGAATATTGTGTCATCAATCAAAAGAATTTCTTTTGTTTCCAAGTCCACATACCTTTGTGAAGTTTCAGATGAAGAATATTGACCACCTACTTTATTGTAAATTTTCAAATCGGTAAGTGTGTTTACTCCGGCAGTATTTTGAATTAATCGTCTTACTTCAGAAACGTTGAGGTTTTGACCTAAGTCTCTATTTTGTGGATTCATGTATCTCGATACTTGGTCAATAATTTGAGTTATAATTTGACTTTGAGCTGTATTGTTTTCTATTACAACTGAAATTTCAAATTCTAAATCAATAACTTTAGCAACATCAATAGATATGTAGTCGTTTATCATCCTATATTTTGATAGATAAGTTGCAAGATTTGTTTTAAGAGTATTTGGGACTGTCTGTGTCAAATTACCATCACCATCATAAGATAAAATTTGAACGGTAATTTTATTGTTATTTTCAGTGATTGCAACTTTCGATGGTGCACCAAACTTACCAGGCATTGTGTCTATCAAAGATTTGTAATCATTTACAGTCACTGCTCTTTTTTGAGATGCAAAATTAAATGCCACCATGTTTCTAGTCTCTTCGATTGTTGGTTGGTTTGCCCCTCCAACAGCACTTGTAACATTATTTACTTTTATTGATTGTATGACACTTTGATTAATTTGTGACGAAGGCCCATTTACCGACAAATCAATCAATCCAACTTGATTGATTGCACCAACACCAACATTCGAAACCGTTCCTCCACCAACACGATATTGGACAAACAAAGTAGTATTTGGTGTTACGGTTAAACCTAATCCAATATTATTTTGATAATTCTGTATTTTCAAAGGCATTCCAATATTTGCGAACTGTTGTAATTGTTGGTTCGGTGTTGTTGTTGCAGCACCAAATTGAATTTTCATATATCCTTCTGGTGTGTATTCTGTAATAAACCTATTATCTGTTTTAATATATTTTCCTACCTTTATACCTGCATTATCAATTGGTTTTGTTGTATCTTCAATAAACACCGTATCTTCCGCTAATGCGTCGACTTCATACCATTTATTTTGACTTGTTATAAATTCAGCGTTAGTTGGTGTTGATTGATATTGTGTCCCATCTTTTTGAATTATGGTTGTAACAGATAATACATCTTTTTCAGGTAAGAAAAAATTATAAAAAGGAACTACATCTGCAGCGTTAACAACTTGTTTATAAACTTTGGTTACACCATTGAGAACTACTTCTCTTTTTGTAATTATATAACTAATTATTTTATTATTGGCGTCAAAAACGGGAATTTTTGTTCTATTATTAAAACCTTCGTTATTATATTGTGTTGAAAAGTCAACGTCGTATACAGTTTCAAAAGTTTGTCCTCCACCATTAAACTGAGCACCAGCCCTCAAAATACCAAGATAACGTGTGTCTTCATTGTCTCCAAATGCCGGAACTTGTATTGAAATATCCGCTAAAGCAACTGATGGTCTAAAACCTGGAATTTTTAATCCATAGGTCCTTGCAATATTGAAAATAGACGACCTTTGTTGTGCGTATTGTAGAACAGTTTCTTGAATACTTCTATCAATATGAAAATGTAGATTGTCACCGATAGCGGCATTCAAATCCATTAATACTGAAAAAATTGACGCATCATTAAAGTTTTGTATTACTTCGGGGTAATATTGTTGTGTATAATTGATGAGGTCTTTTCTGAGACTATCAAAATCTCTACTAGTATAGTTAATTTTTTGTGTTGCCATGTTATATATTAAGTATTATGAATTCCCTTGAACCAAACGCATTATTGTCATCAGTGTAATCGATAGTAAGTTTAGCAGTATATTCTTGAGTTTCTTTTCCAGGTATTTTATAAATCTCACTTGTTCCTAATAAATTTTGATTTAATTCTCCTGGTGCTTCATCAGACTGTAAATATGGAACTACACTTATATCATTAATTGTTAGGTTAGGAATGTATTTTTCAATCTGTTGTTGGACTTCTGATTTTATTGCATCAAAAGTTTCACCATCAAGTGGGTCAAAAATAAATTCATATATTCTAGTCCCAAAATCAGGATTATAATATCTACTTCCCTTAGCCGTTAACAATAAATGTAAAAGATTGGCTCTAATTTCATCACCAGCATTCTCACTTAAACCAAAATAATAATTTAGAGGACTTCCTATAAATGGAAAAATAACTCCGTAAGTATTTCCTTGTGCCATATTTAATAAATATAATATTCAATATTTTTAGTTAAATAGAATAAAACAAAAAATCCGAGTGTAACTCGGATTAGTTTTTTAAGAAGAACATCCAAAACATTCAAATTCAGAATCAGTTGGTCTTGTTGGTAAAACACTTTCTTTTAGTATCCTATCAGGTGATGGTGGAGATGGTACTTGTTTTTTAGACATATCTAAAGCCAAATGTTTAGCCCCAGTCGATATTGCTTTAGTTCTAACATAATAACACAAAGTCTTTAAACCACTTTCCCATGCGTGAAAATGTGATGAGGTTATTTTTGACAAAGTTGGATTTGACATATAAATGTTCATGGACTGTGATTGGTCAATAAACGGTGCCCTCTCAGCGGCCATGTCAATTAGTTGTTTTTGTGATATCTCCCAAATGGTTTTATACTTGGGTATCAAGTGTTCTATTCTTTTGACTTTTTTATTATAGTTCTTGTCTTCAGAATCTAAATAATTATTAAAATTAATGTTTTGAATTGAACCTTCATTCATAATAATTTCATTTTTCAAATCTTCTGACCAAATACCAATTTTTTCAAAGTCATTTATTAGATATTTGTTTACAATCATGATTTCACCACCAACAACTCTTCTATTAAACAATGCCGAATGTGCTGGTTCGGTCATTTCAAATGAACCAGTAATTTTAGCAGAAGATGCAACAGGCATTTGTGCGGTAAACAAAGAATTACAAACACCATACTTCATTACATTTTCTTTCAACTCTTTCCAATTCCAAAATAAGTCACTTTCATCTAATCCCCACATATCAAATTGAAATACCCCTTTTGACATTGGTGAGCCGTTAAAAAAATCATATGGTTTGTATTTACCTTCCATACATAGTTGATTGCTTTCATAAACTGATGCGTAGTAAATTGTTTCAAAAATTTCTTTGTTTAATTTTTTTGCCTCATCTGAAGTGAATATGTAGTCCATTAGATAAAACACGTCAGCGAGTCCTTGTGTACCAATTGCAATTGCTCTTTGTTCAAGACCTCCTTTTAGACCTTTTTTTGTTGAGTAGTTGTTAATGTCTACAACTTTGTTCAAAGCTCTAACAACTTTTCTAACTTCATTAAAAAGTTTTTCAAAATCAAACTTATTTCCGTTGACAAAGTTCTTCAACACAATTGAAGAGAGTGTGCAAATTGCTGTAGTATTTTCATCGGTATATTGATAGATTTCATTACAAAGGTTCGATTGTTTGATAACACCAATATTTTGATGGTTGGTTTTACTGTTTGCACTATCTTTAGAACACAAATAAGGAACACCTGTTTCAACTTGTGACTCTATAATTTTAGTCCAAATAGTTTGTGCTGAAACTTTTTTACCTAAACCTAACTCAACAGCTCTATTATAAATCTCTTCATATTCATCCCCATAACATTCTTGTAGTGGTTTTAAACCCTCCTTTTTAATGTCATTAGGACAGAACAAATACCAATCTCCATTATTTTTGACCGCCCTCATAAAATTGTCAGGTATCCAAAGAGCAGTAAATAAATCACGAGCCCTTAACTCTTCAGCCCCCGTATTCTTTTTAATGTCGAGTAAATCAAAAATGTCTTTGTGCCATGGTTCTAAGTAAATAGCTGCAGAACCTGGTCTTCTACCTTGCTGATTAAAAAATCTTAGTGACTCATTTACTATTTTTAAATACTTAAGTAATCCACCTGCATATCCACCTGAAGTTGTAATTCTACTTTCTTTACTTCTAATATTAGACATAGAAAGACCTATACCTGCAGCGTCTGAAGAAAAAGTAGATATATCATTTAGTGTCCCTAATAAACCTTGTCTTGAATCAGAGTCGTTGTAATGTAAAACACATGACGCTAACTGAGGAACTTTAGTTCCTGAATTAATCATTATAGGTGTTGCTTTAGAAATCAACTGATTAGAAAGTGACTTGTAATATTCAACAGCGTCTTCAAAAGTATCGGTAACCCAAAGAGCAACTCTCATGTACATGTGTTGTGGTCTTTCTATAACTTTACCATTTGGTTTTTTTAACAAGTACATCTCTTGTAAAGACCTCCAAGCAAAGTAATCAAAGTTATAATCATTATCGTGATTAATTACCGCATCTATTAAATTTTCACCATAGTTATCAATTTTTTTAATTAGTTCTTCGTTAATTATACCATCTAAATATAACTCTTTCATAGTTTGTGAAAAACTATCGTTTGTTTCTTTATGATATGATGATATTGCGACTGATGATGCTAATCTTGAATAATCGTGGTGACTACCAGTGTATGATGCGGCTATTTCATAGATTAACTTATCTAATTCTTTTGTTGTTACTTCACCTTCTGTTGGTACAGAAGTGATTACCTTGATAAAAATTTCATCAGAATTTACGTTCAAACCTTTTGCTGAACGTTTTACTCTATTGTAAATTTTTTGTGGGTTAAAGGCAACATTCTCCCCCACTCTTTTAATAATTTTTAATGACATAGCTTATATTTTAGAAGTCTTCTGTAAATGTTATTGTTTCGTTTAACTTAGCTTTTTGGTATTCGACCGTTCTTGATTCAAAGAAATTACCTTTTGTTTCAACCGCAATCTGTTCCATGAACTTAAAAGGTTGTTCTACGTTGTATTCCTTAGAACATCCCATTTTTACTAAAAGTCCATCTACAACAAACTCTAAGTATTGTTTCATTAGATTTGAATTCATACCGATAAGTGAAACAGGTAAAGACTCAGTGATAAACTCTTTTTCTATTTCAAGAGCCGACAACAATATTTCTTTAATTCTTTTTTCTGATGGTTTTTCTTCCAAGTGATTGTTTAACAGGTGTATTGCAAAATCACAATGTAAGTTTTCATCTTTAAAGATAAGTGAGTTAGCGTTACATAGACCTTGCATAATTCCTCTTGACTTCATCCAAAAGATGGCACAAAATGAACCTGAAAAGAAGATACCTTCAACAGCCGCAAACGCCACCAATCTTTCGGCAAATGAAGCCTTTTCAATCCATTCTAATGCCCATTTTGCTTTTTTCTGTACTGCAGGTAATCTATCAATCGCATTGAAACACTCATCTTTTTCTTTTGGGTTTCCAATGTACGTATCAATTAATAAAGAATACATAAGTGAATGAATGTTTTCCATTGCCAACTGCATACCGTAGAAAAACTTTGCTTCAGGGTATTGTACTTCACGATAAAAGTTTTCAGCCAAGTTTTCATTTACAATACCATCGGAAGCGGCAAAAAATGACAATACATTTTTAATAAAGTACTTTTCATTGTCTGTAAGATTTTCCCAATCTCTGATGTCATTTGTTAAGTCGACTTCTTCTGCCGTCCAAAATGCAGCTTGGTGTTGTTTGTAATATTCCCATATATCGTTATGTTCGATAGGGAAGATGACGAAACGTCCAGGATTTTCTGTTAATATTTTTTCCATAGTTTTAATTAAATTAAGATTGTTGTTCTTTTAACTTCTTTTTTTCTAGAAGTTCTTTGACACGGTTTTTGTTTCTTTCTTCTTTTTGTTCTTCTAAACCTAAGAAGGTCATACTTTGTTCTGTGTCTATTTCTAACATTGCGTTATCAAACTTACAGTTTTCAAACACAATACCGTCCTTACCTATTCTTGACTTTGTAATTGCAATTGTTGCCAAGTTCATTTCTTTTTGTTGTAAACTTTTGGCAACTGTTATGATTACGTGACCTACTTGTGCCTTTTTGATTGACCCACCCATTTGGTCTGTTGTTACAACTTCAGACGAAATTGAGTTACGATTACCTTGAGTTGCTGTCCAACCAGCCAAGTCTAACTCGTGGCACATCGCCTCAAAAGCCCTCATTACAGACCCTTCACTTTTCCACTCATCCCCTAACATTTTATCAGGGACAACACAATCAATGTAGTCTAAAATAATCATATCAACTTTGTTACCCTCAGCAATCATTTTTCTAATTTGATTTTTGATTTGATTCATGGTTACGGTGTCAGATGGTAACTTTTTTAAAATCAACTTATTTTTTCTTGTTGCTTGAATATGTTTAACTTTTTCTATCACATCTTTTCTGTTTTCGGTCAAATCATCAGGGTGAATTTCCGTCCAAAGAGTAATATGTTTTCTTTGGATGATTTTTGGATTATCTTCAAAAAATATCTGTAAAACGTTATACCCTAAATTAAATGCGTGGTTTGCAATTTTTGTAGTAAAAGTAGACTTACCGACACCCGTGGGTGCTAAGATAACACCTATTTCTCCTTTTGCCAAACCTCCTCGTAACAAATTATCAATACCAGGTATTCCTATTGG